GGGTAATGCTTATGCGACCATCATTCGCCGGCCATCTGACAAACAGATTATCGGTATAGATGTCCTGGACCCGAGCACTATCGCTGTGGAGTGGGATCCTTACAGGCCTTACTCACGAAGGTATCGTATTAACAGTCAAGGTCCGTGGCTTACTTCCGCAGAGATCTTTCACGTTCAAGGGCCTACGTTGCCAGGTGACCCTAAAGGTTTGTCCGTAATCGGGTATGCGAAAGAGGCGGTCGGTTTAGGACTTACTCTTGAAGAGTTTGGCGCACGGTACTTTCAGCAAGGGTCTATTGCCAAGATAGTTATCGAGACTCCACAGGGTTTGGATGATCAGGCTGCTGCCAGGATGATTAAGCTCTATGAGCGCTTCCACAAAGGACCTAACAACTGGCATAGACCAGCGATTATGTCGGGTGGTACCAGGCTACATAACATAACCATCCCTCCGGACGAGGCACAGTTCTTGGAGAGCCGCGAGTTTCAGGCTATCGACGTGGCGCGCTGGTTCCGTGTACCGCCTCACCGTGTAGGCGTTATCAGTGCATCAACCAGCTGGGGCTCTGGACTAGCTGAAGAGAACCTGGCCATGCTTCAGCATACGTTCCGGCCGTGGATTGTTCGGTTTGAAGAAGCGCTGTCATGGTACACGCCGCTTGACTCTGTGCGGATTCACCTTAACACGGAAGATATGCTTCATGGCACGTTCGCCGAGCAAGCTGAAGTGTGGGGTCTCTTGTGGACTCAGGGTCTGGCAAAAAAGAACGAGGTACGTAACAAGTTAGGGCTCGAATCCGTACCGGATGGCGATGAGTTCATACCTATGCCTATGAATGAGTTCGGGCAACCGCTTATGCCTACCGACCCGGCGCCGGGCGGAGACAGTGCCAAGCCTACGTCGTCGGCAGACAAAGAAAAAGATCGCAAGAGAAAGCAAGATGAGGCTAAGAAGTAATGCTGCCACATGCGGCGAAAGGAGCTTGGATGACTAGACAAATCGAACGCCGCTTTGTGACCAGCAATGTAGAGCTGCGCATGAGCGGAGGTAAGCGGTATATCGAAGGTTACGCAGCTGTGTTCAACAAGCGATCTGATAACTTGGGTGGGTTTACGGAGGAAGTGAAGCCTTCGGCTTTTACAAAAACGCTAAAAGACGGAGCGGATGTACGTGCACTTTACAATCACCACCCTAATTATGTGCTTGGGCGCAGCAAAGCTGGAACCTTAGACTTATCCATCGACACTGCAGGCCTACATTATCGTGCGTTATCTCCAGACACTACGTATGCAAGGGATCTAGAAGTACTACTTGAACGTGGAGATGTAAATCAAAGCTCGTTCGCCTTCTTCGTGGTCGGACCTAACGGTGACCATTGGGAAGAGAGCGAAGACAGATCAATTGTTCGTTATCTGCTTGAGGTGGGTCTTGTAGACGTGTCTCCAGTAGTGTACCCGGCATACCAAGATGCAACCAGCGGGCTTATACGGGAAGCAGCGGTTGCCGGCCTCGCGAAACGATGCGGTCTCCAAGCCGGAGACTTGTGTTCGCTAGAGGCACTTCAAGACGCCATTCGCAAAGAGCCGATCAAGCCAAACATTGAGCCGCGTGACAGCACTCATGGCGCCAGTGTCACTCTTCGGGATTGGAAAGCGGAACTAGAACTTGCTGAGCAAGCTCTGTCCGAAATAGCTCGGTACTCCGAGTTCGTAACGCCGGCATAGACCACGTTACATATCTGTGTATTAAATTCCTAAACGCCCTAAGGGCGTAGAGAGGAGACACTTATGTCCGATGAGGACAAAGTTGTCGAGACTCCTCTGCTTAAGCAGCTGAACGAAAAGCGTATCGCTGCGGCTCATGCTCGTAAGGAGTATGTTGAGCGTTCGGCAGAGGGTCAGGATATGTCGGCGGAAGATACCGCTGCGTATGAAAGGTCAATCAAAGATATTGACCGTTATGGCAAGCTGATCAATGACGAGATCGCGCGCCAAAAGGAAGAGCGGGACTACACTGCCGCTTGGGAGTCTGGTGTTACCAAGCTCAAGGAGCAGCGTAAGAATGGTGCTGAGCCCAAGGAAGAGTCGCTTGCTGACAAGATGCGTGCCGATCTGAAGGCATCGCGTGCAGGCGAAACTCGTAACGGTGGTGTGTATCAGTCGCTTCCTGAGCACCGTGACTTGCTCGCGGGTACCGCTAACAAGGGTGCTGAGTTTGTCCCGGTTACTCTGGTGGCTTCGCTTTACGAGAAGCTGTTTGATGACTCGGCCATCCTCGCTACTGGTCCTACGATTCTTCGTACGGCCGGTGGTGACCCGATTAAGCTTCCGCGTCTGACCGCGCTCGGTAACCTTTCGCAGGCTAACGCGCGTGTCGCTGAGGCTGGCAACATTATCGAGGGTGATCCGTCGTTCGACCAGGTCCAGCTGGATGCCTACAAGTATGCTCAGTATACTCAGGTTTCCCGTGAGCTTGTCGAGGATGGTGTTCTCGATGTTGAGTCGCTTATTGGTGCTGTGCTTGGTCGTAACATCGCGAACTACGTTGGCTCGGACCTGACTCTGGGTACCGGTACTTCGCAGCCTCGCGGTGTGCGTACCCTGGTTCCGGCCGGTAACAAGGTTAGCTCGGCAGCGGGTGGCCTGATTTCTTCGGAAACCACGTTCGATAAGTTCTTCGATGTTATCGGCAAGCTTAAGCCTGGATACCGTAGGGCTGCTAAGTGGCTTATTAATGACACTGAGCAGTTTACTCTTCGTAAGCTGAAGATGAACAACCAGTATGCGTGGGAGCCTAACCTTCAAGGTGCAGGCATGCCTGACAAGTTCCTCGGGTACCCGATTCTTTCGGACCCGAATATTCCGGTCTCCGCGTCTAACGCAGGTGTGACCGTGATCTTCGGTGATTTCTCCGCGTACTTTGTGCGTATGGTGAAGGACGTTCGAGTCGAGTGGTCCATGGAGTTTGCTTGGGTCAATGATCTGCTCTCGGTTAAGGCGGTCTTCCGTGCTGACGGTGACGCTATCGACGACAATGCCTTTGCGGCTTTCAACTCGATTACGTAATCAACCTTCTTAAGAGGAGCCTCACTACTCCGGGGCTCCTCTTCTTTTGGAAAGGAGCAAGGCATGGCTCACGGTATTCGTAAAGGCGACATCGTACACCTTCATGGTGGCGACGTGGCCGAAGTTCTTTCGGTGGTAGCCAATAACGAGGGCGGGCTTGACGCTGTGCTTCGTATTGCTGCGCGCCGTGAGAAGCTTTCTCGCACCGTACTCCGTAAAGGTGGTCCGGATGAGCGAGAGAAAGATAAAGAGACTCACTTCGAGGACTATGAGGACGAAGTTCCTGAGGAAGTTGAGCACGGTAATGTTCTCGAAGAAGTAAAAGACGAAGAGGACGTAGAGTAATGAAGATAGGTAAACCAGTAAAGCGGATATTGCAGTCGGTAAATGTAAATTCTATCGAGGTGTTTCTAGCGCTACTTTGCTTCCTTGCTGGTTTGCCTATCCTACTTAACCCGGCTGTATTTGCACCCACTTCTGTACTTACATTGTTCTCTACCCCGTTCGTTGTTCTCTGGGCACTGGCCCTTGTAGTAGGGGGACTGCTGGATCTGGTAGGTATTATGTCTGGCAATGTGTATCTGCGTCGATCAGGGCTGATTATTCTGGCGGCTGCGTCGTTTGTCATGGGAGTGTCCGTCATTGTTTTGACCGGTGTTACAAGGTTGTTTGCTGCCGGAGGATACTTCATTTTCTCATGGGCGACAGGTACGCGGTATCTACATCTTGGAAAAACTTTAAAGTATAAACGTAGGAAGTGGGAGCGAAAGATAAGGGAATAAGGTCATGGATGGAACTGTGATCGTGTCTGTTGGCGCCCTCCTTATAAGTTTCTGGCTAGCATTTCTCCAGTGGAGGAAATATCGGAAAGATAAGAAGCTTGCCGAAAAAGCCGACATGATTCAGGACTTTAAGGCCCCCGCTGAGCGTGACTCGATAATTGTGGCTAGTGCAAAAGAGGCTGTAGTAACGCTAACCGAAACGGTTCGTTTGCAGCAAGAGGAACTCAGAGAGCTTAAAAAGAGAACTACACACCTTGAGCGAGAGTTAGCGAGGTGCATACACGAAGGGAAAGCCCATGCTTAGAAATTGGTGGCACCCTATTGCCCGAGTTGAGAAATTTGGTCAGGGGGCGGTTGAGTACGTTATCGAGAAGACCGGTATTTTGGAGCCGGATCATGACACGTTGATAAAGTACGTCGACCCATACGAAGTTATCGAGGTTGAAGGTAACTTGATTACCACCGTTGGCCTGAATAGGCTTACTAACCTTTTGATCGGTGGCGGTGCACAGGCTCTTACTGCTACAGCTGTTCGCCTAGGTGTCGGTGACGATACTACCGCAGCGGCTGTTTCGGACAGTGATCTGTCTACTACGACTAACCAGTATTACCGTGTGATGGATGCTACGTATCCTACGCAGGTCAATGATGTAGTCACATTCAAGGGAACCTTCGGAACCTCGGACGGTAACTTTGCCTGGAACTGTTGGGGTATTGATGTGGGTACACCTACTGTTACATCCAGCGGTACGGTAAGCGCTCTGCTGTTCAACCGTAAGGTGGCGTCGCTCGGCACTAAAGGTGCGGGTAACACGTGGACGCTAACCACCACGATCACCTTCTCGTAAAGGAGAGTTTATGACGATACTTCTGAACCCTGTCCAGTACTGGGAGTGCCCTAATTGCAACTTCAAAGACATCACCCGCGAGGCAGCGGTGCGCACCCGTTTTCATGCGTGCCGGGGGCTTAGAGGCTTGACAGCTCCCATGGTGCCAGCGGGTACGAAAGCCAAAGTGGTTGCTAAGGAGCGAGAAGATTACGTAAGTAATGAGACAGTACAGACAGACGGTGAAGGTCGTCCGATTATGTCAATCATTACAGAAAGAGATGATGGACAAGATTGCGCTGTACTAGCTCCGATGGTCGGCGTAGGAATGGAGGTGGAGTAATGGCCGTTGATGTGTTTGGATCTGCCACTATTACATTTAACAGTGGCTCTGGTCAGCAGTTCAGCTATATTGTGATTGCGAGGCGATAACTAATGGCATGGACTGAATCCCGTGCGTTTCGGCAGTATTTTGCTGATCTTGCGGATAACACTACAGCAATGGATTTTGTAACTGACGCCAGTGTTAAGGCCGCGTTGTATAACAACACTGGTACGCCTGATCGTGATGTGTCTGCCGCAAACTCGGCGTATAACGTTGGGCAATGGGTTACCGGTAATGAGGTAATTGACGCATCGGGATGGCCAGCAGGAGGCCAAGCGGTGGGTAGCCGTACGATTACTACACCATCTACAGGTGTAGTTATGTACGACGCAGCTGACACAGCGTCGGCTAACTCGAATACTACTTTGGCGTCCGTTTATGGTTGCCTTGTGTACGATGACACTATCGCGTCGCCGGTTGCTGACCAGGGGTTTAGTTACCACTATTTCGGCGGTACACAGTCAGTTACGGCGGGTACGTTCACCGTCGTCTGGCACGCTAACGGTCTTATGCGGATTACGGTTTAAGGAGGAACTATGGCTTTCAAACAAACTACCGAAGATCCGGATAGGTACATTAACACGGACCTGGTTGTAACCGTGCAACAGAACGGTTCGGTGCGGGACATACTTGTTTACGCCGATCCTGGTGGTCAGTTCGTTATTGGTAGCTACGCATCCAGGACTTTGGCTGAGACCGC